TGTAGGTGCAAATCCAGTTTGAGGATCTACATTGAGGGTTCTAGATGCCTCTGCGAGAGTTTGAGCAAAATTACCCTCTGTATCAATAACTCTTGCTTCAACACTGACAGTATCAACCCAGTTATCAGATGGTGGAGACATTTCCATGTTTCCACTCCAGAAACTAATCAAGAATGGTGTTACACTCTCAGTTCTAGTTGCGAAAGTTTGTCTTAACCATTCAATTTCACTATAGTCTAAAGTAATAATATCTCCAGTTTTAGAAATATTATTTCCCTCTGGAGTAACAAATGCAATATCATCTCCAGAAGCAATGCTTCCTGTAGGGCCAAAAATTAAATCAAAGGAATCTGTATAATGTCTTGGCCTAATTTCTTGATTATTTAAATCTACACTATTTTTAAGTTCAACGGAAGTTTCTTGTGCCAAGAATGAAGTAAAATTATCAACAAAGAATCCAGACTTAAATCTATTAACTCCCGAAGAATCAGGAACAAAAAGATTTGAGGTGTTCATCTCAAGGAGAGATAATGATGTATAATATTCAAGTGTTTTAATTCTATTTTCAAGACGTTTGATATCAGACATCCTGAATCTCTTATGATCTAAGAAACTAATGGAAGCATCAGACACATCATAAAGGTATGGAGGAAGATTTATTGTCGCTATTTCTAGAGCATCATCTGTTTGAGATGGTAATTGAGGAACTTCTGCAGGAGTTCCATATTTAACCTGGAATTTTCCTGTTGGCGTCAAATACACTCTATCAATTCTACCAAGATAGAAAGAGTAACTTGTTACGATTGTTTCATCTGATGCTAAAATATTTGCAGCAGAATCTCCAGATCCAGTGAACGTTCTTCCATGAAATTCAAATGGAGATCTTCCGCCAACAAATGAAGTATAAGAAGAAACTCTAGGCCTAATGTCAATTATATCAGTATTTCTTATATTATTGATAGTTTGTACTTCAGTATCATAATCAAAAGAATTATAAGATTGTGCTGTTGTTATATCGCCATCATCAGTTGACTCATAATATCCACTAGCGAAGTATACTCTAAGTTTTCTATTAGGTTCTTTAGCATCAGACTTTCTAGTTAAAAATCCATAATCATAGAAAGATTCTTTTTGTCCATTATCAAACGTATAACGAGTAGATACATTGATACTTGGAGTCTCTATGGTTGTAATTGATGCAACAATGTTAGATTCTTCAAACGTTACAACTTCACCCTCTTTAAAGTTTTTATTATTTTTATGAATGAACGATATTTGAGAATCGGTTAATCTCTCAGCACAAATAGCCATGGCTCCAGAACTTTGTCCTTTCATCATTTCACCAATGACGATATCAGAAGTTCTTCCAGTTGGGCCACTAATTGAAGATAGTGTAACTTTGGGTGCTGAGGGATCAGAGGTGTTTACAGACTCATAAATGCCATGAATTGTAATAACATCTGGTTCATTAAGAGAAATTTTATCATCTTGAACTCTGGTTCCATATGCATAGTTATCATAAGTTAATCCATCATTTAAAGTCGTAGTTCCAATTCCAGAAGATGTTGATCTTGACTTATCTACAATTAAACTAGAAACTCTATTTTGAAGTTTAACTTTTGATTTTGGTTTTAATTTTTTTAAAGTTGCAATCAAAGTTGCATCGTCATTTCCAGAACTAAGGTTATAGATTTGAACTTGACTTCCATCAGCACTAATGTCAACCTTATCTGTTGTTAATGCCTCAATCGTTCCATCCTTTTTGATTAATTCATATCTGGAATTAGTAAACGGTAAGAAAGACTCATTAGTTCCTGCGCTAACTGCGGAAGAAAGCTGGCCACTACTAATAGTTACATCAAATGACTTTCTTATGCTTAAAGATGCATCAGTTAAATCAACCTCATAAATGTTTTGTTTTGGAAGTTCAGTAAAGAATGAATCATCGTCAGTTCCCTCAAGATTAGTTGAAATAACTGAGAGATTAGAAATAGCTAATTCATTTGCAGGCAAGTCTCCATCAACAACTCCTGTGACAGTTTGAATTCCTGTTACAGTTACGACAGAAGATCCAACACTAACAACTTCTGCAAAAACTGGATCTGGAGAAGTTTGATTACTAAATTTAAGAAGATTTTTTACTTTTAATTGTCCTGGGAACTGTGGATTGATACTAGAAATTGTACTAATTCCACCAGAACCAGAAAATCCACTAATTGTCGATACACCAATGTTTAATAATTCTGTTTGAATTGTATCAGCAGTAAATGACGATGCAGAACCAACTACGTGGGAAACTGATTTAACATCGGAAATACCAAAAGAGGTTACTGCTATAGCTACTCTACTATTTTCAACACCGTTAAAAATAAATGGTTCATTTTTAACAAAATCTCCTTTTGTATCATAAAGAGTCAAAGATGCACTAGAAGTTACTGAGGTGCTTATAAATGCACTAGCACCACTATGCTTTCCTTTAACAAAAGTTGGTGTTGATAAAGTAATTGGTTCATTTAATGATATTTCTGTAAATGTTTGAACATCAAACAGAGAAATTTTCCACTGGTTAATATCAAGATTTGAGAGTGTATATGATCCAGACTCTAAATTAAAATCATAAACTCTTGCTAATCCAATTTCTTTTCCTGCAGCAGCAGTTTGATTGGATCCTACTCTAGAATCTCTTAAACTTAAAACATAGGTATTACCAATTCCAATCGTAGGAGCACCATAAACTCTATTAAGTTTTAGTGTGGCTCCAGTACTATAGTTTATAGACTGATTGTTTAAAACCTTTGTTGTTCTTGGTTTTAAAACATCTAAGTATGAGGTTCCAATTGTTTCAACATCATATCCTTTAACAAAAGCTCTACCTGGAGAAATCTGATATAATGCCAAGTCATCAGAAGGACTTGAACCACCATAAGTTTGTTGATTTAGATTGAATATTCCTCTATTTCCAATACCATCATTTAAAGAGTTCTTCAAAGAGACATCGAAAGGAGTTACATAGTAGTCTCCAGATTCTGCATATGTTCTTCTAGCAAGTTCATCCGCAATGATGTTGTAATCTGTTGTATTTTGCTTACTTCTTAAATTGCCACTTGTAACAGTAGCTAATTCAACAAAATTATTATCGTCAAAATCATCTAATTCTTTTTTGAATAGAGATGCAGTAATCTTTAATCTATCTGCACCTGGCGCAGAATAGTTATTAAATCCTTTTGAATTGTCATTTAAAGAATTATCAATATCTGCATTGATAATCTCTTCATTAATTAATAAACCTATCCTATAACTAGGAGAATTGTCATATTGATCTAAAAGAAGCGTTTCATCAGATACTCCAAGAAATTGTCCTTTTGCAAAATAAATTCCATTTGAAATAGAAAATGCAGAACCAGTTGCTGTTGCAGAGTTTGCAATGGTAGTTGCAAAAGGTTCTCCACTAGCAATAATTGTATTTGCAGAAGCTATTGTTACATTTACTTCTAGAGATTCTCCATCCAAAAATAATCCAGAAAGATTATCTTGTGAGTTTGACGACAAATAGTTTATGTAAAGAGTGGTATTTCCTCTTTCAGACTCATTTGCCAAAAGAATTTTATTTACAACAGCAGAGACTCCAGAAGTCTGTCCTGTAATTTTTGCGCCAAGTATTTGACTAATATAGTCAGATACAGGAATCCCCAAAAAAGAATTATCTATTTGAACAGCATAATACTCTTTATTGTATGTCGTATTTCCAGGTATTACTTTTGCTCCTTCTTTAAAGAAGTGCTGTCCAAATCTTTCGATTTGATTTTGCAGTATAGACTGCAGAGTTGTTAACTCTCTTGCCTGAACTGGATATCCTGGTTTGAATAATACTTTGTAGTAGTCATTATTTGCATCAAAATCATCAAAATATGGCGCTACATTGAGATTTGTTTCCTGGGACATAATTCTTTAGAACTGCAAAATGACTTTGATATCTTCTTTTTGACTCGTCGATCTTGTGATCGAAGGCCTGTTATCTACGTAAATAATATTTCCAGAATATTTTTTGACTTCTGGTTGAGAAACACCTTGGGTAAATGATTGCCCAAGGTAATATGTCCTACTATTTATTACAGTTGAGATACCTGTGAACGATGTCTGAATCGCTAAAGTAGTAGAACCTCCAAGGATATTTACTGATCCTCCGGTTGCTGGAGTTGAAGTAAATCTAAGCAGATTAAATCCATGAGTAGGATCAGTGTTTTGACTTCCATCAGTGTTAAATCCAACAAGACTTCTGTCTTGCCAATATTTTAAAACACCTGTTGTTGAATCATAAGAAACGACTCTACCAATGGCAGTGGAACCAACACCAACTGTTTGTGTAAATCGAGCGTCTGCAGTAAACGTAGCAGAACTATAACCAGCACCTGTTAATTTTAAAGCGTACACAGCACTTGCTTTATCCAATTCTAAATTGGAAGTTGAATTATACGCTTGTGGATTTTGAACTACTCCGATTCTAGCGATCTGATTTCCTGTAATAAAATCAGGGTTTTCAGTATCATTCTCAATTCTAGAGTAAATTAAAGCATTTCTTGCTCCAAGTTCTCTATAGACATCAGCACCATGTCCTCCTTGCGGTGGAATAATTACGTTAAAGACTGGAGAGGTTGTTCCAGTCGGTGCTCCACCACCAGCGAGATCAACAGTTCCATAAGTATATCCAGAACCACCAGAAGAAACTGTGACAGACTCTACTTTTGAATTGCTATTGACTACAACAGTACACTCTGCTCCAGTTCCATCTCCTCTGATAGGTACTTTGGTATAAGTTCTACTAGCAGTTCCCATACCAACACCCCTGTTAGTCACAGTTACTATTTTTAACTGTCCACTAGTAGATGCATTATCTCTGACAGTGGCAACGGTAGAACTAGAGCTCCAATCCGCAGGAACAGGCATAAATTCAGTGGAATCAAATTTAATGATGTCACTTGGGCTTATGGTATACAAATATTTCCAGATGTATCCATCACCACTTGTTCCCGCCTCTCTAGGTTCTAAGTCGGTAAAAGTTGGTTCATCTAAAGATGCCCTACCTGAAGTATTTTCTGGATTAGTTCCATTTTGAAGACAAATATAAACTCTATAGTCAGAGTTCATCACATAATAATTTGCATCATAGATCGTGATGGAATTTGAAGGTTTGGATGGATTTTCCGCCTTAATATCATGCCTATACATGTCATAAGTAATGCCTGAAGTCCAGGTTACTTTTCTAATAACTTGCTTTATATCTGAAGAACCAATTTTCTTCAGGGCAATCATAGTGTCCCAATAATTATTCTCTTCGTCAAAATTATCTCTAGGATCTGGGGGATCAGTATCCCAAGTAGAACTTACATCTGTTGGATTTGGTAATCCCACAAAAGAGTAGTACGAGTTGGCGGTTGAAGCCACACTCGCAACAAACTCCTTTGCATTCAAAATACGAAGCTGATCAGTTATGATTGCTGACATTTCTAGACGGTTTTTTACTTATTTATTAGGGTTAGGAATAACCACTGTGCTTTAATGGTTTTACTCTGGTGACTTTTGCTGATGTTGAAATTCCAGTTACTCCGTTCTGAGTGTAGGCATTAAATGCCTTTGCATTTGTTCTGTTGCCAAGAACAATTCTTCCCCAGGAGAAGTCTCCATAATATTCAGTTAATCCAATTCCAGAAATATTTCCAAGATTAGAAACACTTGTGGTTACTCTTGCAACATAAGTGATTCCAACACCAGCGACGGCTGTAGTTGCAACGGATACTGCGGCAGCTTCAAATACACCATCTAAGAACTGAGTTCCTATTCCTAAAGTAGAACCATCTTGATAAAGGGAGGTTACACCACTACCAACATTACTATTTGAAACTGTAAAGTAATATCCTGTTTGAATTCCACTTATAGTTATTGCAGATCCAACAATGGAAGTATTTCTCAAGAAAGAATCTACTGGGATGAAGAAATCAAGGACAAAACCAGTAGAGGCAACACCAACAGAAGTTGTTTTTACACCAACAATTCCACCAAAATCTCCAGTATATGATGCGGAAGTATTAACTTCTGCAGTCAAACTTGGTGGTTCAACCAATACCTGAGGAACGCTTGTGGATGTATATCCAAATCCAGAGGTAGAACCAACAGCAATTGAAGTAACCACACCTCCAGATATGGTAGCAGTAGCATTAGCTCTTGCTGTTGTTCCATATCCAACAGGATTACCTATTGTAACTGCAGGAGCAGATGAATAACCTTTACCACCATCACTTATAGAAACTGAAGATATTGTTCCTCCAGCAGATACAATTGCTGTTGCAGATGCTCCAACAACAGAATCTTGAGAGACAATAATTATTTTTTGAGTATTTGCTGTTGTTTGATTTTCATTTCTAGGATCAAAGAACGATTTGACACTACTTACAAAGACAATTGTCGTTCCAACACCAACAGATTGAATAATATTTGTGGTTGGATTGACTAAAGCCTCATTTAATTCTCTACTCTTACTAACGAATTGTCCGTCAATAAACTTATCATTTCTTTGTTTACACCAAGTGACTGGCCTCTTATTATCTGGATTACCATCAATTCCAGGGCCAGTATATGCAAGTGTGCTTACCGTGTCAGATGAGGTAACTTCATCAACCAATCTAACATCTTGTTTGGTGTCACCCATGATACGTAATGTATCACCTTCTTTAACGGTTTCCAAAACGTCGCGGAATGTAACGTCAACGTCACCACTTCCTTTATAGAAGAGAATCTTACACTTGTCTCCATCAAAAGATCCATCGGCTGCAGGGCCTTTAGGTGGTTCTGCAAAAGTTAATGTGCTACCACCAGTAAAAGTATAACCCTCTCCTGGAACTTGTAAAATATCATTTAAGAATACAAGAAGTGTTGCTTGAACATCAATTGAAGATCCTTCGGCGGCTCTAATTGTTAAAGGAGAACCGTTTCTATTGATAGTAAATGATCTCTTAGTTCCATTGAAATTACTTTCAATTTTGTCGAGAACTTCAAGTTCTCCCAGATGCCAACCAGCAAATTCATCAGATTCTGTTCTTTCAATCGTTAACTTGAACTCTGAAAAAGTTTTAGTTGGATCTGTAGGAATTCCAGTGCTTCCTCCGACAGGAACTGTAAGAATTTGTTGTTGTCCATAGTTGTATCCAAGATTTCTGATTTCAAAGTCAATGACACTAGAACCTTGGCCTACTACAATATCTACAGTTGCCTGAACTCCCGATCCAGAAACAGATGTGCTGCTATATTCTAAAGGAATATTTGAATATGAAAGAGGAGTATCAAAAATCACTATTGGTGGATTTGTAGTAGTATATCCACTTCCTGGAGTGTTGATGGTAACACTTACAATATTACCTCCACTGATGGTTGCTGTGCCAATGTTTTGAATTGAAGGAGTCCCTGTATTTTGAGTTGTAACTCCAACATTAACTGTCTGAATACCAGCACGATATCCAGAACCACTATTTCCAATACTAACAGAAGAAATTGTTCCTGATGCAGAAACAACTGCAGTACCACCTGCCGAGACTAGTGGTTGATAACCAAATCCACCA